ATGAACATATGTTATCAATGTTAAATTCTAATGATGAAGATACATTAAGTCTTCTTAGACAAATATTAATTGGTAAAGCTTTGGAATAATGAACTATCCAATTATGAAAAGTCATGTTATTATAATAACAGATAATATTATATCAGATATAGAAAATATAATTACTATACCTGAAGAATATAAAAATACTTTAAAAAAATTATTATTATCTAATGATAAACATAATATTACATTAGCTGAAGAAATTATACACACATTATCCCCAACTAGAAAATTTGTTTTTATTGTTTTTGTTAGTAATCCTAATTTTAATACTGCAATAGGTTATCAAGCTTTATATAATAATATATCTGGTAATAATAATATAGTTATAGGTAAAAAATATATTTAATGTACAATGATCCATTTGAAATATTTAATTATAGAGCACAATTAGCTTCTAAATTAATATTAAAACTTAAACATATTTCTAAAGAACAAAAAGATAAAATATTACTATTACTTAAATCTGAATTATATGAAGATTTAGTTTTAGCTGATGAAATCATGAATGTATTAGCTATTTAAGAAATAAAATTATTTCAACATTTTATTAAAAAATGTGTTATATTTGTAAAACATAGTTATTATTGTAAGAAGTATCAACCTAAAGTCTCCAGCTTAAACAACTAAGGACGTAGGTGTACAAGGGTAAAAATAATAACATTTGAAAATTCACTGTCCCGATTAAGTAATAATCTTGTAGTTGAATAATAGTGCTAAAAGGTATGCAATACTATTATTCTGGGTAGGCTTTAAAAGTCAGCACTGCTATTAGGAACGCTTAATATAATTAGTGTACGCTGTATAAATATACTATACGGTATGGCGTAGCCGTATAAAAAAGTAAGGGTTTTTAATTTATTAAAAATAATAATTATAAATAATTTTAAAAATAATTAATAAAATATTTGGAATTGTCATTTTTTATGTTTACATTTGTATCATATTAATTTAAAATAATAAATAAACAATGGGATTAAAAGAAGCTTTTGAAATGGTAGTTAATACAATTAACGCTAAATTTAAAGAAGGAGTGTATGATATTAATGATGCTAATACTATTATTAGTGCAATTAATGTTGTGGGGAAAGCATTATCTGCTGAAAAAAAATCAGAAGAAGAAGAAGTTTTACAAGCTGAACCAATGATGGAGGAATCTCCTAAAAAATCAACTCGGTCTAAAAAATAATTAAAATGGGTAAAGGTAAGAACAAATCACAAAGTATTACCAGAAAGCTTAAAAGAGGTCATATAGATGAGTGGGGAAACTCACTCTCTAGACCTTTTAATAATTCTAAAGGTAATAGTCCTGAAAGAGATGATAGAAAAAAGTTCTATTTTGGAATGAAAGAATATTTAAAATATTTAAAAGAAGAAGATTTAAAATATGAACAAGAATCCTCTAATTAATATTAGAAATTTCATTCAAGGATATTCAAGAATGTTTTATGATAGACTCATAGGTTTACCTAAATATCAACAAGAACAAATTGAATATAGGACATCTTTATGTCAAAATGATTGTGCTAAGAAAGGTGAATGTATTGAATGTGGATGTATATTTCCTGATAGACTTTTTACAATTATATCATGTAATAAAGATAGATTTCCTGATATTATGAATGAAGAAACATGGGAAGAATTTAAGGATAAAAATAATATTAATTATGGCAAAGACAGCTAACAGTTCAAAACCTGAACTTAAAACTGAACCTAAATTAAAAGTTGATTTAAATATAGAACAAAAAGAATTTGTTGAATTATTTTATAAATATGATGTTAATTTTTTATTAGGAGATTTTGGTACAGGTAAGTCATTAGCAGCAGTACATACTGCTATTAAAGCTTATAGAAAAAGAAGTAGAGAATTTAGTATTGATAATATATGGATTACTAGACCAATGCTTAAAAATAATCTAGCAGCTTTACCAGGAACTCTAGAAGAAAAAATGGCACCTTATACATTTCCTATTATTCAAAATCTTGAAGTATGTCAAGGTAAAGAACAAACAGATAAAATGTTAAAAGAAGGAAACATTAAAATAATGCCAATTGAAGTAGCTAAAGGTGTTACATTTATTAAATCTGTAGTTATTGTTGATGAATTTCAAGATATGGATTATAATGATTTTAGAACAATCTTAACAAGATTAGGAGAAGGATCTAAAATGATATTTTGTGGATCATTACAACAAATAGACAAAATTATTGGTAGAAATAGTTGTATATATGATATATTAAAACTTAAAAATTCTAATTTAGTAGGATTTAAAGAACTTACAGCTAATCATAGGAATCCAATACTTACAGATATAATTAATTATTTAGAAAACGAACAATCTTAAATAATGGTATATTATATTAATAATTTTAAATCACATGCTGATTTAATACAGAAAAAAATAGAACTCACAACTAATACATTTAAATTAATACATAATGCTAAAGTTACTATATTTGAAGAATGTATAGATGATAATTGGAAATTAACTATTAAAGTTGATATATGATGAATGAAAATAAAAAGAAAATACTTAAAGATACACTAAATAAATTTATTAATATAAACCAACTTAGTCCATTTCCTATTATAGATACTGAACATATTGAAACATTAAATAATAAAATATCTAATAATCAAATAGATTATGATGCAGAACCAGTATCATGCTGTTCTCATTGTAAAAGTTTATATTTACTTACAGATAATGAAGATAATGATTTTTGTGTATTATGTAAAAATAGTTTAAATGAAATAGAAACACACAGAACAATATTTCATTATTTAAACAAATATCCAGATAAGAAATGAGTAATACAAAAGAAGCTATAATTAAAACAAATACTAAAAATTTTTTTAAATATTGGTTAATATTAACAAAGCCGTTACATAAATTAAAACAAAGAGAAATTAATGTATTAGCTTTATTAATATATTATTATTTTGAATTTAAAAAAGAAGTATTAAATGATGATTTAGCTTGGAAGTTAACATTTGAACACGATACTAAATTAAAAATTAAAGAAGATTTAAATATTAAATTAGATCAATCTATTACTAATATTATTTATGCTTTAGGTAAAAAGAAAATAATTGTAAATAAAAGTATAAATAAATCATTTATGCCAAATATTGATTTAAATAAAGATAATAAGTTTTCATTAATATTTAAATTTGAAATAAATGATTAATACAAAATTTAAATTTAAAATAAAAGAAGTTGCTAGAAAGCATAATTTACCAGAAAGTGTTGTAGAAGAAATGTTTAATAGTCAATATAAATTTTATAAAGAAACTATGAATAAACTTCCTATTAAAGAAATAGAAACAGAAAAAGAATTTAATGAATTAAAAACAACTTTCTATTTTAAATATATTGGTAAGTTTTTTATAAATTGGAATAGAGTTAAAAAGATTAAAGAAATAGTTAAAAATAAAGAGTTAAAAGAACAAAATGATGGAGGAGAAGATTAATTTTATACCAAGAGGTAGTTATATTTTAGTAACAAGTAATTTAGTAAAGAAAAATAATAATAATTTATTTATTGGTAAACAAGCACCTGAAATTAAAGAAATTCAAAAAGTAATTGCTATTGGACCAGATGTGACATCTATTAATGTAGGAGATTATGTAATGTTAAATTTACAAAATTTTATACAAACAGTAAAAAAACAATCTACAATTAGAGCAGGTATTGGTGGACAAGATATGATTACAGAACAAGTTGTAATACCTTTCTTTAGTGTACCAGGAAATGAAGAAGTATTTATTAAAATAAATTTTAGAGAAATAGAAGGTATCATTCCTGATTATAATGCTCTACCAGAAGATATTAAATCTTTTACAACATTAAAAGAATTTACATTAGCACAAGAAGCATTAGAGAAAGATGCAAATGATGCTATGAAGAAAGGTATAAAATTTTCTGATAGAGAATTATCAAGTGGGGTAGGTTTAATTACAGAAACTGGATCAGGTAAAATCAAAACAAATGGATAATGTTAATATTAAAATATGTGACATTTAGTACAACTAAAGATGATCATTTATATAATATTATAGTACCAACATATATTAAAAAAGAATCAATAACCGCTGTTAGTCCATTATTTACTAGTAGCGGTTCTTTTTTTAAAAATATTACAGTACTAGAAGATAATATGGGTGTTCAATATAGAGTAGTAGGTACAGTAGATAAATATAAATATATTATTGAAAATAATAATAAAATAGGATACAAATGAATTTATTTCAAATGATAGAATATGAATTACATATTTCTGAAGAGGCATATGCGTTAGCTCCTTTTAAAAAAATATTAGATAATGATAAGTCTAAAAATAAAGAAACTGCAATGAAAGAACTTGCATTCATTTGGTTTATGTCAGATATTAAATCTGATTATAATTATATTTTAAATGAAAAAGATAGAGAAGAGGAAATTATTAAAGATATTAGTTTACCTAAGACGTGGAAAAAAACATCTACAATACAAGAAGCAATTGATTTTTATAAAAATCGTAGTAAAACTATATCATCTACCATACTCGAGAACAGTTTATTTATTGCAAATACTCTTTCAAACAAGATGAGGAAAATTGTAACAGAAGATGAAAATAGTGATAATATGTTGAGTATTAAAGAAATTGATCAAGTAGCAAGTGGTTTATCTAAAATGCCTGGAATTGTAGCAGCATTACAAAAATTAGAACAAACCGTATTAAAAGAACAATCAGAGAAATCTAGTCATGTAGGTTCTCAAGAAAAAGCATTATTTGAAGATGGTTTATAATAAATATCAATCAAATATACCAGAGGATATCCCACAAAAAATTAGGGATGAATTAATTGAGTATATTGAAACTATTCCTTTTATAAAATATTTAATACAACCAGAATCTATAAGAGGTTTTGCTAAAGATAGACCTAAATATAATTCATTAGATAAAGATGATGATGATAATTTTTATAATGATAATAGAATTATTGTGAATATTATAAAACCTCATATATTAGAAGATATGGATTTCTTTAGAGAAAGAGCATTATTTTATAAAAGAAATGGTAAATATACAAATCTTATACCTAATCCTAATCCTAGATCTGAATATGCAGCCTTTTGGAGAGAAGAACTTAATAGATGGGAAAATGGATTAGTAAGACCTTCTGATGGAGAATGGATTCCAGGATATTTATATTTTTATTGGAACTATTGTCCTATATGGTTAGTAGAAGAAGATGAAAATTCTAAAAATAAAAAAAGACAAAAAGCTAAACGTGTACAAGAATTTCCAAAACCTTGGTTGGGTGATTACTTATTTTTTCATTATGTAGAACAAGCTAGACAATATGCTCAACACGGTAAATTATTAAAGATGCGTGGATGTGGGTGGTCATTTAAAGCAGCAGCTATATCACCTTGTAATATGCATATATATAAAGGTTCTGGTATGGCTAATTTCCATTTAGCATCAGAGAAAACATTTTTATCTGGAGATAAAGGGGTATTCGGTAAGGTAGTAGACACATTAGACTGGATTGCTAATACTACTCCTCTTCCTAGACTTAGAATAGTTAATTCATTAAGATCTATGGAGATACAACTTGGTTATGTAGATAAATATGGTAATCGTAGAGGTAACTTATCTTCTGTAACAGGTGTGTCATTAAAAGATAATCCTGAGAAAGCTAGGGGTATTCGTGGACCTTTTATACAATATGAAGAAGATGGTTTATTCCCTGATTTAGAAACAGCATGGGGTGTAAATAGAGAAGCTGTAGAATCTGGTAGTTCATCATTTGGATTCATGATGGCAGGTGGTACAGGTGGTACAGAAGGTGCTTCATTCGAAGGTTCTAAAAAATTATTTTATAGTCCTGATGCATATAATATATATGGAGTAGAAAATGTATATGATAAAAATGTACAAAATTCTACTAAGTGCGGTTTCTTTTGGGGAGCCTATATGAATAGGCATAGATGTTATGATATGGAATCTGGTGAACCAGATGTTATTAAAGCATTAATTGAAATTATTGAAAATAGACATAAAATTGCTAGGAATTCAAATGATCCAGCTGCATTAACACAAGCTAGAGCAGAGAAACCTATTACACCACAAGAAGCTATAATGCGTGTAGAAGGAACTATATTTCCTATTGCAGATTTGTCAGATTATTTGAATTCAATTAAACCTGAAGAACAAAGATTTGTTTCACAACATTATATTGGTGATTTAATTTATGATGCTTTACAAGGTGTTAAATGGATTCCTAATGCCGATTTAAAACCTATTAGAACCAATGATCCTGGTAAAAATAAAATAGGAGCTGTTGAAATATTTGAACTTCCTAAAACAGGTTCAGATGGTAAAATACAGACAGGTAGATATATTGGAGGAATTGACCCTATTGATGCAGATGAAGGAACCTCTTTATTTAGTATTCAAATAATGGATTTATTAACAGATAGAATTGTAGCAGAATATACAGGAAGATATCCTAGAGCAGAACAATGTTATGAAATAGCACTTAAGTTATGTATATTTTATAATGCACAAGTTAATTATGAAAATAACTTAAAAGGATTACATACATATTTTAAAAATAAAAATGCTTTAAGTTATTTAGCTGATACACCTGAAATATTAAAAGATATGGATATGCTTAAACCAAGTATGTCTAATCCTAAAGGTACAAGAGCTACAAAATCTATTAATGCGTGGGGTAGACAATTACAAGTATCATGGATGTTATCTAAAGCTTATACAAATAATCCAGAAGATAGTGAAAAATTAAATTTACATACAATTAGATCATTAGGATATTTAGAAGAATGTATTGTATGGAACCAAGATGGTAACTTTGACCGTGTATCAGCAATGGGTATGTTATTTATATTAAGAGAAGATAGACTTAGAAATCAATCTAATTTACGTAATGAAACAGTTAAAGTAGTTAATAGTTGGACTAATAGTAAATTTTTCGAAAGTATATATGGTAATAAATCAACAACAAATAATGAAAAATATAAAAGTATTTTTGACTAATTAGCTATTTTAAGTAGTTAATTATTTTAAAATATTATATAATAATTTTGTATATTTGTAAATTAATAAAGAAATAAATATGACAGTTATATCCCAAATGCCTCGTCAGAAGTTAACTTATTCTCAAAAAGGTAAAACTTGGAGAAAGGATAATGTTGATCATGCAGATAAGTTCTCATTTTATAATAACGAAAGAACTAGACAGACGTTGCGCAATAGAATTATTAATTTAAATTTATATAATGGTATAGTTTCACCTTATGATATAGTAACTACATTAAACCCTCAAGAGATTGATGCTGAATTTATTTCTAAACAAATTCCTCATCATCCTATAATGGTTCCAAAAATAGATGTTCTTATAGGTGAAGAAATAAATAGACCTTTTGATTGGTTTTTTACTGTAACAAATCCCGATGCTATAAGTAAAAAGGAAGAAGAAAAAACTAAATTAATAAAAGAACAACTTATTTCTATTATACAACGAGGTTTATCAGAAGAAGAAGCTCAACAAGAACTTAGTAAATTTAATAAATATTTAAAATACAGTTTTCAAGATTCTCGTGAGAGAATGGTTAATCATTTAATGAAACATTATTATACTGAATTAGATTTTGATAAAAAATTTAATGAAGGTATGAAAGATGCTTTTATTAACGCTGAAGAAATATATCAATGTGATATTGTATCAGGTGAACCTACATTTGAAAAATTAAATAACTTAAAAGTTCATACAGTAAGATCAAGTAATTCTTCTAAAGTTGAAGATGCTGATTTAATTGTAATTGAAGATCATTGGTCTCCAGGTAAAATTATAGATACTTTTTATGATGAACTTAAAGGTTCTGAAATAGATACTATTACAGATTATTCTACAAGTAATAATGGTAAAAGTAAATATACCACAGATGATGAAAATCATTTATTACTTAGAGATGATGATACTGATATGGTTAATAATTTTTTAAATATTGCTGAAATCAATGGTCATCAATTCACATCTGAATATATTGACTCTGCAGGTAATATAAGAGTATTAAGAGTATATTGGAGATCTCAAAAGAAAATCTTTAAACTTAAATTCTATGATGAATTTGGAGAAAAAGATTATAGATATGTTTCAGAAGAATATATTCCTAATGAAGATTTAGGGGAAGAAACTACAACATATTGGGTTAACGAATGGTGGGAAGGTACTAAAATAGGTAAAGATATCTATATTAGAATGCGTCCTAAACCTGTACAATATAATAGACTTAGTAATCCATCTAAATGTGGTTCTGGAATAGTAGGTGAAATATATAATACAAATCAAGGTAGAGCAGTATCATTAGTTGATAAAATGAAAAATTATCAATATTTATATGATGTAATATGGAGTAGACTTAACACAGCTATTGCTAAGAATCTTGGTAAGATACTATTATTAGATATGTCTTTGATACCTGCTGGTTGGGAACCTGAAAAATGGATTGCTCAAGCAACTAAATTAGGTATTGGAGTAATAGATGGTTTTAAAGAAGGTAATGCAGGAGCTTCGCAAGGTAAACTTGCAGGACAAATGAATGGTACTAATACCAGAGCTATTGATTTAGAAACTGGTAATTATATTCAACAACATATTAATCTATTAGAATTCATTAAAAATGAAATGGGTGTAATTGCAGGTATTTCTTCTCAACGTGAAGGAGAAGTATCTAATAGAGAAACTAAAGGTGGAATTGAACGTGCTGTAACACAATCTTCTCATATTACTGAATGGTGGTTTATGAAACATGAAGATGTTAAAAAAAGATGTTTAAGTACATTTTTAGAAACTGCTAAAATTGCATTAAAAGATAATAAAAAGAAATTACAATCTATTACAGATGATATGTCTATACAAATTATAGATATTGATGGTAATGAAATTAATGAAGCAGATTATGGGTTAGTAGTTACTACTAGTATGAATGTTAAAAAAGTAAAAGATACGTTAGATACTCTTGCTCAAGCATTCTTACAAAATGGTGGTTCTTATTCTACAGTTATAGATATTATGACTTCTCAATCATTAGCAGATATTCGTAAGAAAATTGAAAATGCTGAAGATGAAATGAATGAACGTAATGCTAAAATAGAAGAAGATAAAAATAAAATTGCTCAATCTCAAATGCAACAAGAAGCTGCTGATAAACAAGCTGAACGTGATTTAAAGAAATATGAGATAGATACTAAAGCTGAAACAGATATTCAAAGAGCTATTATAGCATCTAATGATAAACAAATGCAATTTGAAAATACAAATGATGAATCTAATGAACCAAGTGAATTTGATTATCAAAAACATAAAGATGATTTAATGCTTAAAATGAAAGCTTTAGATAATGCAATGAAAATGCATAATGACAAAATGGAAAAAGAAGATAAAAAAATAGCAGTTTCTAAACAAAAGAAAGCTACATAATAGCTATACTGGATAACTAATTTTTTTAATATTTTTTAAAATTTTGTAGTATATTTGTAAAATATTTAAAAGGGAAATATAATGGAAGAAGAAGAATTAGGAATGAACTTATTTTTAGGAGATGAGTTCTTTAATGAAGAGGAGGATGATAATATTACACCGCCAGATGATAATATTAATTTAGATATTGATCATGATGACGATGAACAAAATGATGATGATGTCAATAATGACAATCAAAATAATAATGAAGATACCGACGAGGATACTGATCCAGATGGAGTAGTTGGGGAAAATACAGAGGATGACGATTCAGATGATAATAATGATGATTCTTCTTCCCCTCCTTTATACAAATCCTTAGCATCTTATTTACATGATGAAGGTGTGTTGTCCTCTGTAGAATCTTCTGAATTAGAAAAAATTGAAACAATCCAAGATCTTGCAGAATTAATTAATAAAGAAGTTAAAACAAAAGAGTTAGCTGATTTAAGTGATTTACAAAAAGAAGCTGTTGAAGCTTTTAGAGCAGGAGTAGATGTTGAAACATTCAAACAACAAAAAACTGTAGAAAATAATCTTGATAGTATTACAGAAGATATATTAGTATCAGATCAAGATCTTCGTAAAGAATTGATATTTCAAGATTTTATAAATCAAGGATTTTCAGAACAAAAAGCTCAACGACTTACAGATAGAAGTATTGAAGCGGATGATGATATTGAAGATGCTAAAGAAGCATTAGAAAATATTAAAAAAGGAGTTAAAGAAAGATATCAAGCTGAAATTGAATTTAAACGTAAAGAACAAGAAGAAGCTACTAAAAAATATCAAAAAACTCAAGACACTATTAAAAAAAATATATTAGAAAAAGAAGAACTTGTTAAAGGTATTAAACTAAATGAAACTGCTCGTAAACAAATTTTATCTAATATGTTAAACCCAGTTAGTAAAAATCCTAATACAGGTATTGATGAAAATATCTTAATGAAAGATCAACGTGAAAATGAAGATTTTAATGAAAGACTTTACGCTGTATATACTTTATCAAAAGGTTTTACTGACTTTTCTTATTTTGCTAAGAAAGAAACAAAAAATACCGTTAAAAATCTTGAAAAAGCATTAAAAAATAATCAACATATTATAAACGGTGGTTCATCAACTTTCTTAGATGATCCAAATTCTTCAGATTATGAAATCGGAGATAAAATAGTATATTAAACAATAACTATAAATAATTAAATTAATTTAAACACTAACTATGTCGATAGCAAAATTTACAATGACAAAAGGTCAATATTGGAGTGGATTAACTACTCGTAACCACCTTGGTCAAATTTATGCAACAAGACCTCAAGTAGCTTCTCAAATTACAGGTATTTTACTTGCAAAAGCTGGAATGAAGAATCTTGATACTGTTTTGAACATGTTTCCTACAAAATATTTAGATGATGAAGGAGATTTCACTTGGAAAATGGTAGGTTCTCATGAGCGTAATATTCCTTTAGTAGAAGCACGTTATGAAGGTTCTGTTGTTACAAGTGGTAGTACCAATGTAGGTGCTAACCGTACAGAAATTGAATTAGTATTTGCTGAAAAGTATTTTACAGATGTTCATGTAATTGCTGGTTCTAAACCTGATATTTATCAATATCGTATTTTAGCAGATCCTAGACCAGAAGGACCTAACGGACCTTATGTTTATACTGCTGAAATTTTTGGTGGTCCAGAAACTTATGCAGGAGTACCTGGAACTGAACTTTTAACAGGAGAAAGATTCTCTATTGAAGGTGCACCAGTTGAAAGAACAATGTCTATTAAAGGTGCTGATATTAACTTCAGCTCTCCATATACATTGAAAAACACAATGTCTCAACTACGTGTTGAAACAACTGTACCTGGTAATATGATCAATTGCAAATTAAATGCTACTGATGTATATTACGCAAAAATTGAGTCATTAGATAACGCAGGAAAGCTTCGTACATCTAATACTTGGATGCAAGAAATCTATTGGAGATTTGAACAACATCTTTCTAGATTAAAAGCATATAATATTATGTTTGGTAAATCTAATAGAGCTGAAGATGGTACATTTATGAATACAGGTAAATCTGGATTCAAATTAGAATCAGGTTCAGGTATTAGAGAGCAAATGGAAGTTTCAAATATTGTTACATATAACTTATTCTCATTGAGAATTCTTGAAGATATGTTACATGAACTTTCTGAAGGTAAATTAAACTTTAATGAAAGAAAATTTGTATTACGTACAGGTGAGCGTGGAGCTAAACAATTCTCTCAAGCAATTAACCGTGAAGGACAAGCTTGGAAAGAATTATCTCAAAATAACCCTGCTGTAGTTTCTAAAGCAAGTTCTCAACTACATTCAAATGCTTTTAAAGCTGGATATCAATTTACAGAATATGAGTTTGCTAACTCTATTCACGTAATGGTAGAAGTAGATCCAATGTATGATGATAAAGTACGTAACAAAATTGCTCACCCAGATGGTGGTGTTGCAGAATCTTACAGATACGATATTCTTTATATTGGTTCAACTGAAGAGCCAAATATCCAAAAAGTTATGGTAAAAGATAACGAAGAAATTCGTGGTTACCAAGCTGGTTTCAGAAATCCATTCACTGGTGAAAGAGGTTCTGGAAATATGGGTAGAATGGAAGATAGTGCAACTATTACTGCTTATGCAATGCAAGGAGCAATGGTGAAAGATCCTTCAAGAACTGCATCATTAATTCCAAGTATTATTTATCAATACTAATTAAATAAAGGTCTTTAGGGATGTACCTATTAAACATCCCTTATTCTTTTAATAATAAAAATTTTAATAATGGGGAAAGAAGTTAAGGAAATGGTAAAGGAGGAATTTGAATTACCAAATGAAAAAGTAACAATAAGATTTATAAAAAGAAATAGAGGTTTAGCAGCAGATGTAAGTGATTCCCATGTAATTTCAGGAGGAATGATTGAAGGTGCTACTAGAAAGTTTTGTGTACCTCTTTTAAGAAATGGTGGTTTAAAAAATGTTCTAACAAATGAAGAAAAAGAATTTTTTGAAAAAGGACATTTTAATGGTGTTAATTTATCTATTTATAGTGACTTTTGGAAAAACCAATATGTATCATTAGAAAAGTTAGATACTATATTAGACCTTTCTATCCCAGAAGATTATTTAAAATATAAAATTCTTTTAGGTTGGGAAGATGTAATTGCTCCATCATTAGAAAAATATAAATCTGAAAATAAAGGAACATATCAATTTTATATTACTAAAGACGGTGAAGAAATTAAAGATAGATCTAAAAAACTTGATTTAATTAAAACAGCTTGGAAAAAATATTATAAAATTGAGGATAATAAAGATATCTTAGTATCTATTATATATTTAATGACTGGTAAAAAATTATCAGATAATTCAACAATGAAATATATTAATACAGAAGTTGAAACATTAGTAGATACTCGTACTAAAGATTTCTTGAATTTAGTTGAAGATCCTAATTTTGAAACAAAAACTTTAATTGCACTTGCTGAAAATGTAGGTATTATTCTTAAAAAGAATGGTAAATACGAGACAGTTGATGGACTATCTTTATGTAAACAAGGTGAAATTGCATCTTTAACAAATGCTGTTAATTATTTAGTTGATCCTAAGAATCATGAAGTTCGTGATTTAATTGAAGCACGTGTTAAAAATACAAAATAATAAATGACAACTGTTGAATTAAAAAATGAATTTGATATTCTATATAATAATATAGCTTCAAATGCAGCTCCAGGTTTAGACTTATATGAAATTAGTGTATATTTAACAAAAGCTCAATTAGAAATCATTAAAGAATATAATGGACCTTTAAATAAATATCAAAAAGGATTTGATGGTTCTGATAAAAGAAGAATTGATCTAAAAGAACTAATAAAAGATTATAAATCTACTACAGCAATTATTTCTAATGATAGAATTACATCAACCTTTCAATCTAAGTTTTTTCAAATACCAAATGATGTATTTTTAATTAAATACGAAAAAGCTAATTATACAAAAAATAATTGTGATATTGAAATAGATGTTGTGCCAATAACATTAGATGAGTTTAATGAATCTAAAAAAAATCCTTTTAGGAAACTTGATAAAGATATAGCATGGAGATTAGATTTTAATTCAACTGTTTCAAATACTGTAGAAATTTTAAGTACAGAAGTTATTACTAAATATCATTTAAGATATTTAAAATATCCTGATCCAATTATATTAACTGATTTATCTACAAATCCTGAATTTGCAGGAATGGGTTTAAGTATTGATGGTATTACATCTGAACAAACCTGTAAATTAGATAAAGAGTTGCATAGAGAAATTTTAGACCGTGCTGTAGAACTAGCAACACTGGACTATAAAGAAAATAATTTACAAAATAAAGTTCAATTAAATAATAGAAATAATTAAAAATTAAAAATATGGCGAGTATAATTTCACCAAAAAATGTTGGTAAACTATTTATTGCAGATGCTGTTGCTAGTGAAACAACAAATTCAACATTTACAGCTACTGCTTCTAATAAAGAAGTTGCAGTAATTAAAGCTGATGGTTCTGCATCTGCTGCAAATCTACCATTTAAAGTAATCTATAAACAAGATTCTTTAGATATTCCTGTAGATGTGAGCGATACTATTGATCCAAAACAAATTGATTATGTTAAACTAGGCGCTTTTGTAGCTGAAACACCTAAAATTGTAACTGTATCAGGATTTACAGGAAATGCTACAAACAATGCTACTTATAGAGTATCTATTCGTAAATTTGATGGTATTCAATCTCCTGAAAATTTCAGACATACACATGGGTTTTATGTAACTCCTACATCAGGAACAACTACTCATGCTACTGTATTAGCTGGATTAGTTGCAAATTTAAATGCATCTTTAAAACGTGCTGGAGAACTTAAAGAAGTTGAGGCATCTGTATCAGGTACAGATTTAGTAGTAACTGGAAAAGTTCAGAGTTTCTTCTTAGGAAAAGATGCTGGAGATCCAATTCAATTTGAAGTAGAAGTATCTGTAAAAGATAATTCTCCTGCTACATTAGCTGAAGCTGGTAGTTCTTATGATATTTTATCTGTAGCTACAACTCAAGGTATTGTACCAGGTGTTGGAACAGGAAAACAAGTAGCTCTTGCAGAATATGCGTTAAAAGGATATGAAAATACCGATTATGGTCGTGAAGTAAGTTTCCCTAATAACTTTAATGTTACATTTGCAGCTGATAAAACTGCTAATTATAATACAGTAGTTATTGGATTCCATAAAGATCGTGAAGGTACAAATGTTGAAAGACAATTTAAAGAACTTACAGTAGTAATGCCTTTTACTGATTTAGCAAGTAATGCTGCTATTAATGGATTCTTAGCTGAACTAAGAACAGTAGCTCCAGACGCAGACATCCCTGCTGATTTAGCTGTAGCTTAATTAATACAATAAAAAATTAACCTTAAAGGGAGAGAGAGAATAAAAAAATCTTTCTCCCTTTTTTATTTTAAATTTATGTCAATAACATTAAATAATTTTAAAATAGTAAATAGTGGTACACAGTTAAAAATCAATGTTGAAACAGATTTGACCTATAATATAGCATCAATATCTTTTTGGCAAATGAATGATTTTAAAAATCCTGCTAGTGCTATTAGTTTAGATAGTTACTTATTACAAAGCAGTAATGTAGAAGATTTAACAATCAATGCCACAGACATAGGTTTGGTTAAATTTGAAGATATATGTTTTATTGAAATAACTAGTACATTCCTAGATGTAGATGAATGTGGTGATTTGTTATCACCAGCTATTGGAATAACATATGATTTATCTACATATTACACATGTGTATTAAGTTACTTATTAGAAATACCATTAGATTGTTCAACTTGTAATAATTGGAATATTAATCAAATGGTTATAACCATAAATATGCTTATAGATTCTGCAATAAAAGCTATTGATATAGGATATTATACAGAAGCTATTAGTATGGTTAATAAATTAAAAAAATTATGCTCATTAAATACAACTAATACAAATATTGAATGTGCATCATGTAATAATTTTATACAAATATAATAATGATACGAAATAATGATAAAGACCATTTTATAAGTATTATTGGTAGTTTAGATAAGTCCTATAAAAAAGGAACATTACAAGGAGTGTTAAATACATCTAATATATATTTATTAAATATTATATATAACATTTTAACTAATTTTACAGATTCATTAACTGCAACACAAATAGATAGCTTATCATTATTATATAATAATATATATTATAGTTCACCAGATATTTGTAAAACTTATAATATAAACAGTTTATTATTAAACTCTAAACAAACTTTTACTCAGAATTCATTAGTTCATGCAAATAGTTTACCAGCTTATAAATTTATAGAATACTGGCAAGAAGATAGTATTACAAATGAAATAGCTGATATTATTCCAGTTATTGCATTAAGAACTAAACAACAAGATACATATGAAAATTTTAATAATGGTAAAATAATTACCTATAATAATATAGGAAGAATATGTTTTTTATTAAATGATGAAACATCTACAAATTATTCTATTATTGGGGAATTAAATAGTGACGTAACAAGTTTATTTGATATACAATATATAAGTAATATCAATTCTGTATTAATTGTATCTAAAAATATATATAGTTATGGTGATATATATATTAAAATAATTAAAAACTAAATATAAATTATGAGCGATAATAAAGTAAATTTATTAACAGGTTTAGGGTTACCTTCTCAAATACCTATTAATAGTAAAGAATATACTGATAGTGAAGCAACGCTTGTAGATTTAGGATTAAATAATAATTTAGCTTTTACATATGAAAAAGGTTTAATTATATATTGTAATTTAGAAGGTACAAGATATGAATGGAGAGAAGTATTACCAGGAGAAGAATTAACTGGTTTAAGATCTACAGATTTTATATATCCAAATGGAACAGTTACAAATCATATAGATTATTCAAATAAAAAATATAATTTCTTTTTAGTTAGTACTTCAGGTAATGAAATGACTTCTATTATAGAAGGTGATAATATTACTATAACAGGAAGTGGAACATCTGGTGATCCATTTATTATTAATGGTTTAGAACCACCTTTTGAAAAAATAGATGAAGGAAATGGAGAAGGTATTATATTAAGAAATAGAACTTCTGCTAACTATGGTAATATTGGTTTAAATGCAATAGATTTATCTTATAGTCAAAGTTCATCATCTACTAGAGGTGCCACTGGAAATAATTCATTTGCTGCAGGTTTATCTGTAACAGCATCTGGTTTAGGTTCAGCTACATTAGGAAGTGATAATATATCTAGTGGTCAAACTTCTTTTACAGTTGGATATAACAATTTAGCTTCACATGAATCAACTATTTCATTAGGTAGAGATAACCAATCTATTTATGATAATGCAGTTTCAATTGGTAGAAATAATATATCAAATGGATTAGGATCTATTTCATTAGGTACAAATCTTACATCTAAGTCTATTTATGAAATTGTACTTGGAGTAAATAATACTAGTTATACACCAACTGGTGGTATATTATCTTGGAATGCTACAGATAGATTATTTACAATAGGAAATGGAATTAATTCATCTAACAAATCCGACGCATTAAGAATTTTAAAAAATGGTTTAGCTACTTTACCTAGTGTAACAAATACATTAATTACTAATGATGTTACAGGTAAAGCAATTATTACTAAAGAATATTTAGAAAGTTTATCTCTTGGTAATACAGCAGATGGTTCTGAAACTAAACTATTACCTGGTACTAATATTAATATTACAGGTAATGGTACAACCCTTACTCCATATGTTATTACAAGTACTAATGATGATATAAGTCAATATACTGATGAATTAGCTATAGATGCAGTTGGTAGTATATTTCAAAATACTGATAGTATTACATTTGATTTTAATTCAGTAACTCCATATATTAAAGCTGATGTTAATATAAAATCAACTACTCCAAGTACAGGTTTATTATCTGGAGGTACTATATCTATAAATGGTGATGATACATTATGGGATATTGAAGGGGGTGAAGGTTATATTGTAGATTTATCAACAACAGGTGTTCAAAAAGTAACATGGACTACACAAACTGCATTAACTGCTGATTATTTATTAACTAATATAACTACATATATATTAATAGATAACACAGGAACTATAATACAACAAACTACAATTCCTACTCAACAACAATTAAGAACTCATATTTTTATAGGTAAATTATCGCATACAACTAAAACTAATATTTTATCTGCTATAACAGAACCTACAAGAATGTTTGATCCAATTGGGCAACTTGAAGATTTAAATATTGCAATTGGACCAATAAATATTGAAGGTAATAATTTTAGTTATAATGGTTCTAATCTTAATATTAATGTATCAAGTGGTAAAAGTTATAAACCTGGTGCAAATTATACAATTGATAGATACTCACCAAGTATAACTAATGAACCTCAAGTTAATGCTGTTTCTTTTATAAGAAAATATAGAGATGGGTTTGGAAGTTGGAATGCAGTTGATAGTTCATTAATTGATCCAAATTTTTATGATGATGGTAGTGGAACTTTAGTAATGGTTCCAAGTGGTAAATATACTATCCAAGTATTATGGAGATTTGGTGGAAGTGGTATAGTACATGTAGATTATGGTCAAATGTATTATAATACACTTGAAGAAGCTATTACTGATATAGGAGTTAATATTCCTGTAATAGATAAAGATAATATAAGAGATGCTAATAGAAGAGGTTGGTTAGTTGTTAGACAAGGTACACCTACTTTAAATAATACTAATAATGCTGTTTTCATACAAGCTGATAAATTTGGAGAAAATAATTCAGCTAGTAATATATCTTCTTTACAAACATCTTATAATAATAGTGCTCAACCTCAAATTACAACATCTAATACATTAGGTGCATTAGAACTTAAAAGAGGGTCATTATTAGATACAGATGATGTATTTAAAATATCAAATGGTATAGGAACAAAAACATTCGGAATTACTGGTGACGGTAATACGATAGCAAATAGTTTTATAAAAAATGGAGGATTATCCAATCAATTTTTAAAAGCAGACGGTTCTATAGATACTAATACCTATCAACCAACATTAGTATCTGGTACAAATATTAAGACTATTAATGGGACTAATTTATTAGGTAGTGGTAATACAAATGTAAGTACTTCTACCGCTATTATAAGCGGTTTTACATTTACAAATAATGGTACTTCTTTTGATATATCGGCTGGAGTTGGTGAAATAGTTGACAATTCAACAGTACCTCCTACTAAACAAATAGTTAATTTTGCTGGGGTTACAGGTGTTGCTCCTTTATACACACGTACAAATTTATACGTAGATAATACAGGAACATTAATTCAAGAAGATGGAGCTGCTGGAGATTTAACAGCTTTGGAACGTAGACAAGTATTAGACTTAGGTGGTTTTGCTTCTTTAGGTGGCTTTATCTTAGCTCCTCAAATAACTCCTGAGTTAAATTATGGGTTAGATAATAGATTTGGAGATTTAGTAGAAACACTGGGAGTTATAAATGTATCGGGCAATATAATTGGGGCGAACGGTGCTAATTTACAGTTTAATAAAGGAGCTGGTCAGTCGTTTAGAAAATCAAGCAATTACGTTAATGACAGAAACGTACCTGATATTACAACTGATGTAGCTGCTATTCCTGTGCCTGCTGGTATTAATGCAGTCGGTTATCGAAATGGTTCTGGTGGGTGGTCTTATGAGCCTTTTACTGGTTCAATAAC